TCAGACGCCAAGGCACTCCCTGGCCCATCGTTCCACTGCGGCATTCTCCGCATCGTCGCCCAGTAGGAGCAGAAACCCAGCGTTCTTACCAAGCGAAGCAGGTTCGATGGTCTTAATGATGCCGCGATCACGCAGGAACACCCAAGCGTCACTGATGCTCTTCTGGATACTGTTCTCACGGGTCTTCATCTTCGCTTCCGCATTACCGCCCATCGCCTGTTCGGGAGTGAGCATCACCATTCCAAGCGAGTCTGAGATAGCACGCCATCCAAGCGTGTAATAGCGGCATGGCACTTTCTTATCCATGAGTTTCTTTGGAGGACAATTGTTCTCGCTATCCCAATCGTATGTTTGCGAAGCCATGAACATGAGGACGAGTTCGGCGTTCTTGTTGAGGGTCATGTTATCGCCACGTCGAATCGCCATGCGTCCGGCACGGTTTACGTCGTATACGGCTTGCATGTTCTTGTAGCCCATATTTTCCACGTGTCTTTCCCTCCATGCCTAGCGCTATGCTGATGCACGGAGAATCTATGCAAACTGGTTTTCCGATTGCCCTTGTCGCTGTTCGAGAGCGGCAAGGGCTTTTTGCTACTTTCGCCTATAACTCTAACTCTACACATGGATATAATTACAACTACTGTCGGGTAGTAGATACTGATAGTTTGTCGGTGTAGCTCCAGTTACATGTATATAAGTATGTACATGGTTATACATTCTTCTTACATTGTGCGTTTGTCATGATTTTGCCAATTAAAAAGCACAAACGGTCAGAAAGAGGGTATGAAAAACCCGCCTGCAACAAAACAGACGGGCACGAGAAAAACATGGTTCACATAGGACTGCTGGCGAGAGTGATAATCATAGCCAGGAAGCATACGCCGACAGCGACTCCAATCACAATCCAACAATTTCGCACATGGATGGAATTACGCGACTCGATATAGTCCAGAGCCTTCGCCCTCACATTCCGCTCGATGGCATCTGGTGCGGAATCGGTCTTGGCCGCGATCTCATACAATTCGTGCAACGTCGGCTTGCCGCCGTCCGCATCGTCGATGCGTTCCAACTCGTATTGGGTACGCCAGTCAATCAACCCGGACATGCGAATGCCGTTCCGCACGGCCATCTGGATCAGCAGAACGAACGCGGCCATACCGATGGCGATACCGGCGATAACGAATATAGGAACCATGATGTCCTCCTTGCTCTCCTGCAATATGTCTCAACAAGGATTATCCACCCAATTGATGGCTGATGAATCATGGGCGTTTCTCGAACAGGCCATCCTTGAGAATCTGCCTGTAATCCGCGAGAACCTGCATGGTCACGTCCAGCTCCGCCGCCATATGCCAGGTGTCGCCGTCCCACGTCCGTTCGGCCATGGCGAACTCGGCCGGGCTTATCAACGTCAACGCCGTCTCGCGTCGCGCCCTACGCTCGCACTTCGCGCCGAACCGCGTGCCGCAGCCAAGATCACGGTACTTCGCGTGCACAAGCTCATGGCATAGGGTGCAGAGCCTCTGCCGGTCGTTCAGCCAGTCGGCAAGCCATATCGTCCGCAGCCGGTCGCAGTACAGGCCGCAGGTGGTGCCGGGAATATCGGATTCCAAAACCTTCAAACCCATGGCTTCGGCCTGACGTTCCAAAACGTCGATGGTGATTCGAGACATTGTTCCCTTCGTATTATTAGGCGGCGGCATCATGAGTGAATACCGCCGCCATATTCATTGCTGTCGTCAGTCTTCAGGTGTTTCGGCTTCGAGTCTCGCGTTCGGATCGTCGTTCGCGGCCATGTCGAACTCTTCACGGTAGATGATCGGACTGTTCGCCCAGTCGGCGTCAGCGTTTTCCTTGAGACGTCGTGCGAGTTCCTGAAGCAGCTCGTCATTCGAAGCGTCATGCAGCCTTGCGACGGTCCTTCCGTTAGCCATCTCGTCGGCTCTTATATATCCGAACTCAACCAGAGCTTCTACAGGGGACTTGTGGTAGGCGCGTGCAATAAGAATGACGTTCTCGGCGCTGAAACCAAGGGCATTGTTGTATTGCCTCCAAGCGGTTGTCTTGATGATTCCCGCTTTGAGGGCTACTTCGGCGATGGTGTCGCCTTGGACTGTTTCTTTGAACCATGTTTCTTTGCTCATGGTTTCATTATGCAACCAAACCGGTTGCAAGTCAACACGCCGAGCGAGTTGCGAAATAAAAAAACCTGTTGCATGATGTAACCACAAGTTGCAAAAAGAAATTCAAGGTTGCGAAAGGAATCACTGATGGCTGAATACAAAATGCAGTTCCGAGACGGCTTCCTAGACCGAACCAAACAAATGAGCGGCCTCAAAACGGACGAAGCCTTCGCCGGAGCAATAGGAGTCAGCGAAAGCGTCCTAGCCAGAGCCAAAAAAACAAACGAATGCACACCACTCATGCTCATAGGACTCTACAAAGCATTCGGCTTCCAACCCGGCGAAATCGCCCAAATCAAACAAACCGCCTAACCACACCACACACGCCAAGGAATTAAGGAGCAATGCATGGCATCGCAATACAGCAGCCCATTCGACATCGGCTCACATGAAAGCATCGACTCGCATCTGGACATCATCGCAAACATGCTGGTCTCATGGGACAACCGATTGTGCGAGCTTGGAAGACGCTGGAAAAGCGCCGCCGCCATAGCGATGGGAACGGCGCTTATGATTCAGCTGATTCGATCGTTCAGTTCACGCTGATTCTCGTTGAGAATCGCGACGGCTTCAGCCAGATGCTTCACAGACCTCTTCAAATAGTTCATGTAGAAGCTTTGGCTGGAACTGCCGAGAGCCGAGTTGATGTCGGAAATCGCTTGGCTTATCTCCTGTCCGGCGTCTTTCAATATTTCACCTCCTTTCATGCTCGGATTGAACATCACAAGCATATGCGGAGCAATCAAAAATCCAAGGAGACCCCAAATGAACAACGAAATACAACGATTCGACTTCAAAGGCGAATCATTACGCGCCCTGACCAACAAGGCGGGGGAGCCTTGGTTCGTCGCCAAGGACGCGTGTGACATCCTCGGCATTGACACAAATCATCTCCGTGAGGCTCTTGATGATGACGAAATCACAAACCTCCGCAATTCGGAGGTTTGGAATCAGCCAGGGCGTGCGCCTCTCATCATCTCTGAGCCAGGCCTGTACAAGCTCATCATGCGCTCGCGTAAGCCGGAGGCGAAGGAGTTCCAGCGTTGGGTGACGCATGAGGTGCTGCCGTCCATCCGCAAGCATGGCGCTTACATGACCCAGCAGACTCTAGACAAGGCGCTCACCAGCCCGGACTTCCTGATCCAGCTCGCCACCAAGCTGAAGGAGGAGCAGGAGAAGGTCAAGGAACTGGAGCCGAAAGCCAAGGCGTTGGATGACTTCACGAACATTCCCGATGCTCTGCTTGTCCGTGACGCGGCGAAACTCCTAAGCAACGATTCCAACATTCAGATCGGTGAGCATGAGCTGCGCCAATGGCTTGTGGATAACGGTTGGATTTACCGGCAGTCCAACCAGTCATGGTGCGCGGCGTCAAGTCGCGTGAGGCAAGGCCACATGGTCATGGTGTCCTCCCGTTCCCACGGAATCCACAAGGATGGCACGCCATTCGCCTATCCGCCGACCCCGAAACTGACCCGCAAGGGATTGGCGCTTATCCACCAGCGGTTGTCCGAACAAAGTTTCGAGCGAGTGCTTGACGCGGAGGTGGCGGCATGACGTTGTTGAATCCTCCGGCGCCACCGCATGAGTTCGTTCTTGACGAGGGTGGGCACTGCGTCTTCCGTATCAATGATCGGAAAGGCGGGTCAATCGTTGAAAAGGATGGACTCAAGACGAGCACATTGTATGAGATTCCAGAATCGAAACTGGCTGCGTTCATCCAATGGGCTTCCGACGTTCACGGCCAATCAAGATAGGAGCAGGTTTTGACAGACAGGATGGTTGTTGTCGAAGAGGAGATTTTCGACAGGCAGGAAGCTGCCAGGTTCTTCAAGCTTGGAACGGCCAAGTTCGACGAACTGTACGGGGGGTGCGCCGACTATCAGGGCGGCAAGACCGTCACATACAAGAAGTCGAAGCTTCTCGACCGTTACGACCAGGTGTGCGAGAGTCCACGGGAGGTTTCGGCATGAACGGCACTCGACCTGACGCGTGGAGCGTGCAGACGGGCATTGACTTGGATGCCATGCTTGCCGCCAACGCGGGTTGGATTGAACGGGTCAGACGTAAGACCAAACGTGACTATCAGCGGGACAAGCCGGTATTGCAGCGGGTGTTCGAGTCGCTTCGCACGAAATACGAGGCCGGTTTCAGTACCAGTTCGTATCGGATTGCGGAAGACCTGCAATTGGCTCAGAGCGTTGTCTACAGAAGTTTGCGCAAGCTTGTTTCCTATGGGCTTGCGGAAACGTTTCTGACGCATGGAAGACATTGTTTCAGGCCGACAGGCTTGGAACCGACGAAAGGATTTGATTGGAATGAATGACAGTGTTTTGGTGAAGCTTGACCAGCTTTTCGATAAGTTGAAGACCGCAAGCGACGGAGACGATTGGAATACCGTGCGCGGTCTGGTCGCACAGATCGCATCACTCGTCAAAGTGGATGAAAAGCCACTGCCCGAAGAGCCGAAGGAGCGGGGCTTCTATGTCACCGCGAATGATGGTCGGCTCCTGCTTAAGGACATCGATGATGACTGGTCGGCGCGCACATGGGATGACTGCTCGGCTAATCACATGTGGAATGGCAATAGACAGTATGCGAAGTGGCCGACTGTCTGCGAAACGCTCCCGCCTGAAGCCTTCCCACTCAAGCGAGTGAACACTGGGAGCGACGATGACTGACCATGATTACTGGCTTGAAGACATGCAAGCAATGAAGAAGCGGAAGAAGCCGAACTACCCGCTCCGCCGCATCCTCTTCGCCGTCGCCAGCATCGGCCTCATCTCCAGCCTGACCATCATGCTCACATGGCATGGCGGCAGCATGAACGCCGCGCTCATGGTGGAAGGCGTGTACATCGCCACCGCATTGTGGCTGATCGTCAGATTCGCGCCACGCGACTAAAGACTTCCCGCTGGCTGGCAGTCCCAACAAACAACCAAAAATCGGGTTGTTCCGCAGGATACCCACGTTCACTCATTCGTCGGCCAGTGGGGACCATAACTGAATATCGATATTATCCACGCGCCTACGAACTCAATACCGCGCAGCAAATCACGTAGGCGCATTGGCCGCACATGGTTGTGGGATTCATGCCGGACTCCTTAAGTTTGACAACTCATGAATCACCTTATCCATCTCGCATTCAGGTTTTGACATTTCCTGTTGCCGTGATGTTGGCCGTGAACCCGTTCAGGTCGGGTTCCAACGGTTTTGCATCATTCATTGGCGTGAATCCTAACAGGTTCGACTCCTGTTGCGGCCACTGTCCCCACCGGTTAGTGCGATTGCCGGACTGGGGATTTGACGTGGATTGGATGACTCGGGGTCTCTGGTTCTTCTTCCCCTACGGGTCGCGGGTTCGACTCCCGCCCACGTCCGAAGCCGTCGTGAGACGGCCCGACATAATTGAAAACCCGGTTGACGGGGGAGCCTAAAAAATCATATTCCAAAGTCGATTTCTCTAGGCGCTTACATACACACTCTCTCCCGTCAACCACTGCTGATGCAAGGAACGTGGCCGCTGCTATCTCAGTCGTTCGGTTCATCGGCGGTCAGATGGTTCGACTCCATCCGCCAGCACGCAATCACAGAAAGGAAAACTCTCATGGACACCATCAACGTGAATGGCGAAACCTACACGAAAGTGCCGGACGAGATCAGCTTGTTCGGACGAACCTACCGGCTGGTGGAAGACGCCATTCCGGAACCATTGGACGTGTCGGACCGGCATCCAATCAAAATCGAACCGGATTACCGCATCACGCTCAGGGAATACATGACCCAACAGCATCCAGAAGACGCCAAGCGTAACCTCACCGGACTGGGCCAAGTCGTGAAGAACACGATTCTGAATGCCGGTAAGGGAGACTTGTTGGAAGAGAACAGCAATGGTGCCATCATTTACACCCGCTCATTGTTCCCGCTTGTCGAACAGGGTTATGAGAAGTGGCGCTACCGGAATAATGCCCACATTATGGAACGGAGTGTGGCGGAAGCATGACGGAAGTGAAATTCCCCAGCATGGTTGACATGCCGGACAAGGAGTATTTCGCACATCCGGCAATCGACCAGACTGGTTTGAAGAAGTTCATGGAGTCTCCAAGAGCGTACGCATGGCACAAGCTGAACCCTCTCGACAACAGTACGTTGGCGTTCGGCAAGGCCGCGCACAGTCTCATTCTCGGTAGTGGCCCGAAGGTCGAAAGGAAACTCGACGGGCGCACCAAAGCCGGTAAAGCACAAGCCGAACAAGCCAAATCGGACGATCTGGTAATCCTTTCCGGTTCCGACTATGAGAAGCTTCAAAACATGGTGGATTACGCGCCGGACATGAACAGTCTCGTGGAAGGCAAACCGGAAATCGCCTTGTTCGCCATCGACCCGGCCACTGGGCTGGAACTGAAAGGCAAAGCCGACTGGCTACCCGACCATCCCGGCATGGACGGCGTCATGTGGCTGTACGACTACAAGACCACCGGCCATGACGTGCAGGACTTCACTGGTTCGGCATACAAGTTCGGCTACCACATTCAAGCCGCCTTCTACATGATGCTGTATCGGCTCGTAACC